GCCATTCCTAAAGGTACTACTGAATGTGGCCATTCAGTATATGGTACCTTTATTAATAAACCATTAAAATATACTTCACCAGACTCTAATACACATATACCATCATCATTATTATTCACAAAATTACATCCAGATACTACAGAACCATCATCTATAATTAGATCTGTTACTTTTCGAATATTACCTTGAATTAATCCTTGTGCTACATTAAGTTCTCTGTTTTGTAAAACCTGACCCTCTACAGCCAAAAACTTAGAATACCCTTTTTCAAGCTCTTGATCTGTAGTATCATAATATGGTGCTATATTTAAATTATTAATTGGTAAAGGCATTTATAAAAACCACCTTATTAAAATTCTAATACCCAAGCAAAGTACTCCACTAGTTCAGGTGATCTAATAATTAAATTATCTTTATTTTGATATAATTCTAATATTCCATCATATCTATAATCAGAATCATTATTTCCACTTCTTGAAATTTCAGATGGAGTAAAAAAGTTTTTAGTATAATCTACTCCATCTAATATTTTAAGATTACTATATAAACCTACTTGTTTATAAGATGCAGTATCTGCTTCTCCCGAACCTAGTGTTGCACTTATAAATAACCATCTTGATCGTTGGTTTAAAACATTTAAATATCTTGACATCCAAACATTTGGATCTGCTGGTTCTATTAAATTTACTCTTGACCATGAAATATTTCCAACATTTAATGAACCTCCAGTATCTGGTACAACAAAATACATTTCATCGTATCTCTTAAAACCACGTATATAACTTAATTGAGTCGTATCTAAAGTTGGTAAAGGTGCACTTCCATCTGGCCAACCAGTGTTATCACCTGGACCACCAGCAATACACACCATTAATCCAGTTTGCGAAGTTTTATCTTCATTTGCTTCAAAAAATTCTATAGCTTTTTTTGTTCTCGCAATATATGGAGATATTGCGGGAGATATATTTGTAACCATATCAAAAATTCCTCCAATTATTATATAATATTAATTTTATTTTAAAATTTTATCATCAATAATATTATAACTTAAGCTATTGATCAATCAAATTTGAATAATTTGTCGAGTATCTTAATAAAGTATAATTGTTATCTTCAGATTCATAATACAAATTATAAAAATCTATATCATTTAATGTCAGATAATTATCTACTGTATGATCAAAATAGTTACCTTTTAAATCAAACGTCTGACCCATAAAAACAATACTACCACTATATTTTGTATATGTATAATTTGTCGAGTATCTTAATAAAGTATAATCATTATTTTCCGATTCATAATATAAATTATAAAAATCTATATCATTTAACGTTAAAGAATTATTAATCATATGATCAAAGTAATGACCATTTAAATCAAATATATGACCCATAAATACAATACCTAGTGTATTTATATAACCTGTATAATATGTTGAATATCTTAATAAAGTATAATCATTATTTTCAGATTCATAGTATAAATTATAAAAATCTATATCCTGAAATGTCAAATAATTATTAATCATTTTGTTAAAATAATTGCCATATAAATCAAATGTGCGACCCATAAGTACAATTTCAATAAATGTTTTAAATGTATAATAATAAATTGAATTTAAAAAATTAATATAATAATCTTTATCTTCTCCAAAATCTAATATAGACAAATTTAAATTATTAATATAGTTATTTCTTACAACACCATCAACTTTAAAATGTAAATTATAATATAACCCATATTTTAATTCTATTAATATTTTCCAACCTGCAGGTTTAATCATTGATAACAAATCATAAATTTCAGGACTTAAATTATCTATTTTTATTACCAAAATTCCCCAAGAATAATATTCCCTACTCGATAAATGATATTTTTTTGATCTTTTTTTAAATTTAACCTGTTCAAAAATTATACCATTAATAAAATCCGCTTGTATACAAATCCAGCCTTTATTTTTATTTATTAATCCATTTTTTACGTAATATAAAGCATTAGATAATTTAAGTTCACTATCTGCATCTTCTGATCTAACCCAATTTTCTTCTTTAACAATATATATTCCATTTTCTATAGGATTATCTTGATTCTTAACTAATACTCTATCATTAATATTAACTCTTATATTATCTATTATTTGAATCCCATTCAGTATTATATTTTCTGTTGTAGCTACATTTACAGGAATTTTCCAAATAAAATTTGGATAATTCTCATAATCAAATTCATCAAAACCTGATTTATTTAATATAAAAATATCTTTATATGGTTCATAAAGCGTAACTGAAGGATCTAAATGATATAAACTAAAATTAAAAGAAAATTTAGTACCTTTTCTTTTATACAATTCTAATATATTAGCTAATATATTTCTCTGTATTGCTGAATCTAATCTAAAATTCCATTTATAACCTAAAAGATAACCTAAATAAGGTAAATATTCATCATTTATTTCATATATAGATCCAAATGATAATATCTCTTTTACTGAATCAGATATTATATCAAATATCTCTTCATCTATAATATTCATAAATTCTTCTAATGTTTTTACTTTACCTTTAATATTATTATCAGTTAGTATATCACTATTTCTAGTATATTCTGGTAATATAGAATATAAAAATGTCATTTCTTATATTAACCTCACATTTTTATTATACAAAACTAATATTGACAATACCAATATCTGCAATTTCATTAGGTAATATATTATAAACATCTGTTCTATATTCAAAAGTGGTCAATTCATCCATTTTAGTGGCTGTTGGTGGCGTAATAGTAACTCTCTTTTTATTTATATCTTTAACATAATAAATAATATCTGTATCAGTAGTATTAATAACTTTTTTAATAATATCAACATAATATACTGTATTAGATGTTATTTTTGTTCTTCCTGTTGGTGTCCATTCTATAATTTTTCCATTATCTATCAAATTGTAATCTATATTCTCTTTAAAGACAATATTATTATTAATATAAACTCTATTAACTTTACTTAAATAATCAGCATTCATAACAGTATTTATATAATCTGAAGTTAAACTACCTCTTAACATAGTAATAGTATCAGAAACAAAATAAATCATAGCACTTTTAATTAATTCTGTACCTTTCGAAAATCGTGGATAATCAATAAAATAAAGAGTATCTGATCCTTTTGGTACACATGATTTAAGAGTAGGAACATATTTTTTACTTACAACAATTATTTTTGTACCACTAGGTATATCACGATCAATTGGTTCTTGTAAATATAATTTATTACCATTTTTAAATAACACTTTATAATATCTATTTGGAAAATCTTCAAAATATATGTTAGTATTTGTAAAATTCATTAAAGGATAATTGATTTGTTCTCCACTTATTAGAGATTCTACTCTGAAAGTAATTTCTTTATCTCCATATCTATGATTTAAATCTGTTTCTAATACTGGATATATTAAACTTCCATGTCCTATATTCATACTATCATCAATTGAATCTTCAATTATAATTTCACTCAACTCTTCGTTGATACTAACAATTTTTGTTGTTAATACCAAATCCATGTTCAAATTTAATATATTAATTGTCGCTCCATTTTTTAACATATTAATATTATCAATATATTTTATTGTATTAGGAGAAACTATCTCTGTTATATATATAGTCCTATTTTCAGTAACTGTTAAATCATTAATAATATTAACACCTTGTACATTAGAAATCAATTTATATAATTCTTGAACTGAAACTTCTTCTCCAAAATCGCGATTTTTATAACTTAAATAATTATTAACAACTTCACGTATTTTATTTGAAACAATTGAAGAAGATAAATTTGGATTAATATTAATATTAATATTAACATCATAAGGTATAAATGTAGGATCTATAACATCTACTTGAGTAGATACAATTTTCTTTTCTTCTAATATATTTTTTATGTAATTTTTAAATGATTCAGTCGGATATTTTTGATCTTTTGGAATTACACATACTTTAACCCCAAATATTCCAATTTCATCCATCATTGAATTATCAATAACTGAAACTTTATCTACCCCAGGTATTGTAAGAGCTATATCTTCAAAATCTTGTCTTGTTACACATCTACTTTGAGTTCTATATATGCTCGGAGCATTTCTTTTTACTTCATCTATAGACTCACCATTAGATGCACCAACAGCATTTTGTTCATTTATTACTTTAATATTTGATACAACATTATTCTCAGAATCAAAAATAAAATCATTTATCGTTGTGATTTGAAATGGCATAACATTATGTTTAGAATTTACACCAACTACATATAACACATTAACAATTAAATTTTTAGCTGGATTTATACCATAGTTACCATCACCAAAAGATATATATGCATAAAATTCACTATCGTAATCAACAGTAAAATATTTACCTTGACCAGGAGCGTCGATAAAATCTACTCTAGTATATATCTCATCATTTATAGTAAGTAATTCTATAAAGCTAACAGGAGACTGTCTTAATTTATAACGTCTTCTTGGTTCACCTGTAGAAATAAAAGATTCTTCAACCAAAGTACCAGATTTTGCCTCAACTAGTATATTAGTTTCTCCACTATAAAGTACTTTATTTTCAGTTGTATAAAATGGTATACCATCTTTTGAAGTTATTACTGTATATTTAGGAATAATTATATCTCTAGAATGAGAATTATCTAAATAAAATTTTAACGTTACAATCGATTGACCTGGAGGACTAGGATTGTAACCTATAGTTTTTGCTAAAGAATAAACTCCAGTTTTTGTTTTAGCTGTAGGTAAAAAACATTCATTAACACTCATATTTAAATAATAATTCATAAGTGTAGCTTCATAAGCAAAAGCTTCTAACAACTCAACGCCAAAATTACTAGCTAGAAAATCAGTCCATCTGTTAGGTAATCTGGCTTGAACTCTATTTTTAAGTAACTCCATAATTTCTTCAAAATCTATTGGTAATCTTTCAATATCTGTTAAATCTAAATTATTCATTAAATATCCACCTTAATCTCTAATATAAAAATTAAAGCTATCTTCAATTCCACTTCTTTTATAATAAAAAGATATCATTATTATAATAGTATGATTATCATAATCTATATCAAAATATACATCTCTAACTGTAATTCTAGGTTCTTGTTTGTTAACAATATTGTATATCTCGCTTTTTAAATCTTCAATTATAATTTCATCCAAAGGTTCAAATAACATTCTTTTTAAATTATTACCAAATTCTGGTTGCATAACTCGTTCACCTTTAGATGTACCTAATATTCTCTGTAAAGAAGCACGTATTAAATTACGATGATCATCTACTTCAATTAAACCGGGAATATAATTATTAGTATCAATGAGTATAGGTACTGGTCCACTATAACCAGCTGCCTCTTTATTTTTTGGATATGTATATTCATATGTATAAGACATTTAAATCACCTTAGTATTAAATTTAATTTGCAAAAACGTCATTACTACCAGTAGTATGATGTCCCGTTTGTCCACATTTTTTACATTTAGTACTATCATTAATTCTTACCAATCTTAAATCATTAATAAAAATATCGGGACTTCCTTCAATTGATTCAAAAGTTCCTCCATGAGGGCAATTAGTTGGTCCAGTATCTGTTAATCTATGTGCTTTTTGATCATTAATGTATACATTATCACTACCAGTATTATTAGTTCCTTCTCTAGAATGTGGACAACATTTTAATCCCAAATTACATATTCCGATTGTACGATCAGTAACTCTAGTAACTTTTAACATTATAATTTATACCTTCTTATTAATATTTAATTCAATTTATTACTCATTATATTGCAAAGGTACAGTGGTATCTTTACCAGAAGGATTCATTACAATATAATGATCTGATAAAATAACAACGTCATGCGCAGCGTGAATTGTAATATTACCATCATCTGTAAAAACTATTCTAGAACCACTTCGGTGTTTTATTTCGATATATTGTGATTTATCATCAAACATTATATAACCGCTATTAGTTTTTATAATCTTTCTATCAGGATATACATCTTTAACTTCTGAAGGTACTACATTTTCTTCTTCTCTAAATATTGCACCCAACCATAATGGTTTATAGGGGCTTCCATTTATAAACATAACTGATATTAAAGAATTCAATTCTGGAATAAAAAATATACCCTTATCATTATGGCCATATGGAAAACAAGGCTCTGCCCAAGGAAGATCTTCTTTTTCAATATTTCCGTAAACGGATGGGATTGAAATTTTTAATCTACCAAGTTTCTTAGGATCATCATTGTCAACTACTAAACCGATATATATACCTGTAAATTTAGAAGCCATTATTCTATAGGTCTCCCTTCTGGATTCTCCATACCTTCTGAATCAAGTTCTGTACACAATACCATATGCATATGTGGTTGATATGGATGCATATTAGTCATTCCATAACTATATGTTATGGAAGCTATATAATATAAGCCATCTAAATCTTTAGTTTTACCATCTTCTTGGCTTAAAATTTCTATGCAATTCAATGGGGTTAATTCTGGTATAATTTCTGCTAAAGTATCTACCAATTTTCCAAAAGTATATACTCTATGTCTTAAATTTGAAACATATATTTTTTGCAATTCTTCTTCATCAATACTACTTGTAATATATTGAGAAGCAAAACCTTTATGTTGTTTTCTTTCAGAACTTCTAGAAGACGAATAACTTTGTCTAGACATTGGATTAGGTGTTAAACTTTTAAAATTATTATAGCCACGGTTAAAATGAAATAAATGATCTCTACTACCATACTTTTCAATTAAACTTTTAAAATTAGTATCATATATTAATTCTTTAGAATTTTTAATCATATCTAACTTCAACATATATGGCGATTTTAAGCTCTGAGTAATAGGTGCAAAATATGCTTCTTCATTGAACATAAAAAAATTATAAAGTAAATCTCCACTAGTTGATCTAGCATATGGTAACATTGATCTAATCATTTCATAATCTGTTAATTGAGCTTGTAACCAATTATAACTAATATCAGTTGGTTCTATTTTTTTTATTTTACCACCATTTCTAGAAACTAGTTTATTTACTATCTCGGAAATAGTAGTTTTTCCATATGATTCATATTTTTCATCTAATTGCATTACATAAAAAATAGGATCAACACATTTCAAAAGAATTAATTTACCAGAATTTATATCACTATAATTAATATCCATTTCAGTTATATCAAATTTTGTAATTTCATAACTTATAACACAAAATTTAAATGGTCCAGAAAAATATTTTTCATTTTGTTTCAGATTATATAATTCATCTTCAAACCAAACTTCAATAACTCTATCTTTAATTGGAAGACTTTCAATATTTTTAAAATCTTCAAAATAATCATCATTAATTATTAATAAAATTTCAGCATAAACAGAAGGGGTATATTGTGATAAATGATATGTAAAGCTTTTAACAATAGTAGGATTATGATTATACCATGGTAAATTAGCTTTTGTTATAAAATAATCAAAATATTGTACAATATTCACTATAATACACCACTATTTTTTATAATATCGAATTAAATTGTACTCGATATAAGATTTAGGAATAATTCTTAAAATTGTACCTTCTTCAATACTAAAAGGATTTACAATATTATTAACTGCCATTATAACCCAAAATAATTCAGGAGTTCTATAATATTCCCATGAAATTAAATCTAATCGATTAATTTCCTTCTCTTTAACTATATGTATACGTTCACCGTCTATATAATTTGGAAGATCATCAACAAAGTTTCTTAAAAATAAAGGTATTACTCCAATATCCTTAAATTTGTATAAATCAGAATTTACAGCCATATGATGTTTACTATCATCTTTATAAGGTTCAACTTTCTCTCCATAAGATGTATTTACAAATTCTAATCTTTGATTATAACTACTTATCATTTTTATAATACCTCGTTAATTATATTCAAACTTGAATATAATAATTCATTTATATTATTTGCTGATATAGTATTTATTTTTTTAGTTTGATCATAAATAGATTTATATTTAATAATTTCATTTTCAGTTAATATATTTTTACCCTTAAGATTATATGCTACTTCATACATTAATTGATTAATATTTTTTAAATTATCTAAATTTTTTAATATTTCAGTTTCTAATAACATCAAGTTTGAAAAATATAGAGTTGTTATAAGTGCTAAATCATTATACTGTGATATATCACTATTTAAACTTTTATTTATTTCATTTAATGTATTTAAACTTTTTTCTATATATAAATTATTAGTATATACAGCTTCATTTAAATTATTTTTATTTATTAAAGATGAGTTTTCTAAAACATTAACTAATGCTAAAATATTACTATAAAATTTAGTTATATTATTTAAACTTATACCAGAGTCTATTGTAGATAATATATTAACAACTGGCCGATATAAATCTACAACAGTATTAACAGAATCTGAAATGGTAGAACTAGATGAATTAAGTATTCTAGATAATGATGTTAATGAACCATATAAATCACTTTCTCTGATATTTTCTAGCAAATCAACATAATTTGATATATTTTGTACAGAACCAATTTTATTCTGAATTTCTTTTGATAATAATAAAGACTCATTATTACTATCTATACCTAAAAAATTAAACTGGTCATTATCCATAGTGCTTATTATGTTAGCATAATCAAAATCAATTGATCGAATAATTTCTGGGTCAAAATCTAATAAATTAAAATCACGATTAATATCAAAATTTTTCATATTTTGATATACTCTATTTAAGTTCTCATAATTAATATCATTATAATCAAAATTATTATATCTATCATACGCTCTTTGAATAGCAGTTATGTTTTGTTCTCCAATAGCAACCGATTGTATACCTAAATTATTAATAATTGTAGGTGCAGTAGTTGGAACATTTTCTCCTGCAGACACACTTGTTATTAAATCCTCATCTTTATAATCCATGCCGAACAAAATTTGTGGATTATCAGAAAGCACAAATGTACGTGCTATCTCATGATGTGTATCACTCCATGAATACATAAAAACATTTATAAATCTTAAGCTACCACGAATAATCATAGGAAACATTTCATTTCCTAAATCTAGCATCTCTTCACTTGTGCGAATACTTACTTCTCTCAAAAATCCTTTAAATCCTCTGTATAACCCACCTAATTTTACAGATAAAAGCGGCGGATATAAAAAACCAAAAGCCCTAGGATATACTAATCCTTGAAGTGCACCTAAATAAGCTCTTACATTTTTCATAAAATCTTTAACTTCAATATTTTCTTCTCTAAATCGCCTAGTATTATCTAATTTATCTATTGTGTAATGAGTACCACCAGCAGTCAAAAATGTTCTGTTTATAGGAAGTATAAATTCTAAATCTAATGTTTTACTTAAATTTTGTGCATTATATTCAACAAGAACAATATTAGCTAAATCACCACTTAAATAATTAGCTACGAATTTTGCTATAGCTTCTGGCCATTGTATTCCAGTATTACCTCTTCTTGAATAAGATACGGAAACACTATCTGAAATTTCAGATGGTAACCATGGTAATTTTATATCGATTTTAAAATTTTTTCCATCTTCAAAATCTATAGATGTTTTTTCTCCAACTTCATTTCCATAAAAAGAAGCATTTCTTATAATAATAGGCATAAAACCTAGATAGTTGTCTTCACTATTATCTTGAGAAGGTTTATACTCTGGTATACCATATAGACTAAAAAAATCCATCTTTTGAAGCAGAGCTGATCCTCTAGTTCTTAGATCATTCTCTGTTTCAGATGTTGTGGTTTCTTTAGCACCAGAAGTAGTATAGCCAACACCTTTATCATTCTTCCACTTATCTACTTCTTTATAGGCATCTATTGTACCGGGTAACTTTGCCACTAGAATATACCTCCAAGTTTCTTATCTTCTCCACCAATATTCAAACCAAACATCATTTCCATAATATACTTAGGTATATTACCTATATAACTTCTATCTATTTGACGTAAAGGTGCTTCTACCATTCCTCGATTATCATCTTTATTTTTAGTCTCTTTTATTTCTGTTTTAAGATCATTAATTGATTTTGTGAAATTTTCAGAAACGTCTTGTAACCCAGTTTTAATCTCATTGACAACTAAAGAATTAATAGATTGTTGATAAGAATTTAAAGTTTCGGGAATATTTATATTATGAGATACATCTTCTTTTAAAATTTTAATATCTTTATAAATATTATTAAGTTGATCAATTTCTTCTAATCTTCTAGCCCTAAAAGGAAAACTTTTATCTTCTTTTATTATTTGTGCTATCTGATCAAAATCAGTTGTTCGTAATCTAGTCTCTAATAATTTTTTAAAACCAGTGTACCCATATTGATTAATCATGCTAGCAGCAAGAGATAATTCTCTTTGTCCTTGTA